TTTAAAGTTTGCGATGAATTAAAATACAATCTTCTTAATCATAAAGGGCGTTGTTACATGCAAAAAGAAACTGACTACGTGCCTATATTTTTAAATGAAGATGGGGATGAGGAAAGTAAATATATTTGTCTTACAATAGATGAAAATGGCAGGATTGCAAACTGGAATGACAGGTCTGCAATAGACTACACTAAATCACATATAGATAGATTTATTGAAGTGTATTCAAAAGATGAAGTTTAATAAATAACTTGACAGAATTAATCTAATTAATTAATAGTTGCATAACGGGCGTCTACCGATACGGACAGCAGGAGTATAATGGAAAACCCGTATAAAGTAATCGCTACAAGACAGCACGAAAAATTAAAACTCAAATCAGAGATGTTTAGGTTAATCTGTGACTCCTACACAGGCGGCAACCAATATATATCAAGCAATCATTTATTCCAGTATGTCAAAGAGGGATCAACTGAGTTTGCCCAAAGACAAAAAAGGTCATTTTATTTTAACTTTATTCAGCCGATAGTCGATACTCTAACCGGCTTTATTTACTCCACAAAACCAACTCGGAAAATACCTGACAAGATTAAATACATATTTGATAAGTGCTCAAAAGATAAGTCTCTTGATGCGTTTATGGAAAATGTGGCAATTCATTCACAGCAGTATGTTTGTGCTGTGCTTGTCGATAGTCCCAAGTTTGACCCGGATGAAGTCAAAACGGAAGCTGACCGACTCGAAAAAGGCAACCCATTTTGTTTACTATACTACCCTTGGCAGATAAGAGATTTTTATCTCGATGAACAAGGTGGTCTTGAGTGGATAATTTTAGACAATTCAGAAACTGAAAAAGACGATCCATTTAGCGAGCCATATCTTGAAGAAAAATACTCTCTCTGGACTAAGAATGATTACTACTGTATTAAAGTTGAAAAGAAATCCGATGGAAAATACGATTATATTCTCGATGAGAAATTTACTCATGGCTTAGGGGTTAATCCTGTTATACTGCATAATTTTAGAGACAAGAATGAAGACGGTATTTCGGAAACTCCATTCGAAAATACAGCTATTTTATCAAGGACTATCTACAATTGGTTATCCTGTTTTGATGAAATGATTCATTCTGGTTCATTTAAAATGTTATTCGTTCCTATTGAACAACAGAATGATTTACCACAATCTCTTTTATCAAGTGGGGTTGGTTCATTATCTGTATTCCCTTATAACGGTAAATTCTCCACACCTGAATTTAAAGGTTCGGGGTTGGAAGATATTAACCCATTTATATCTGCTATAGATATGTGCCTTAAACAAATATATAGCACTTTTGGACTTGATAAAGACACCGATAAAATGTATGTCCAATCAGGTATTGCCAAATCAAAAGAGTTCGAAAAATGTGAAGCTTTTTTACGCGGTGGTGCTAGTCAATTGGAGGCACTCGAAATAGGTATCATGCAACGACTTTGCTTATGGGAAGGGATACCAACCCCTGAAATAGAAATCACTTATCAGAAGTCATTCAATCAAGAAGAGATTAACAACGTTTTAACTCGACTATACCAATCAATGATGCTGCCATACAAATCAATTCAATCACTATCCGAGAGAGAGATTGTCAAAAAAACATTCTCATATTTAGATGCGGAAGAAATCACTAAAATTATAAGCGAAATGGAAAAAGAACAAGCTAAAAAAATCACGGTAACACCCGAACAAATAACAAACGAGGCAAACGCCCGAAAAACGCAACCAGCGAAAGGATAAAATAATATATGGCAGATGAACAAGTAGTAAGTGAAGAGCAAGAACAGACAAATGGTATTCCAGAAGGGTTCATGGAATGGTATGACCCACAAAATAAGAAAAAAGTTATGCTTCCTAAAAAGATAGGCGATCAAGATACAAGTGTAATAATGGGACACCTAACAAGCGGAATCCGTAAAAGCCTACAAAAAGAAGTCGGCGAAAAATACTCCAAACAGATGGAAGAGCTTAGACAATTAGCAAGTTCTAAAGACATGACTCTCCAAGAACTCCAGGTCCAATTGCAAAAATATGAAGACGAAAAATTAACCAATGAACAACGAATCCAAAAAGAACTTGAGAGAGAAAGAAATAAGTACACGCAAGAAACCCAAAAATTCCAAAAGGAAGCGGAAGAGTGGCAATCAAGATTTAAGCAAACAACTATAGACAATTCGATTTTTAGTGCATTGCCTCCAAGCGTTTATAACCCGACTCATACAATGCTGAAAGAGGTTTTGAGACTATGCTTAGTATAGAGATAGATGGAGAAACTCACCAGTTGCCTCCTAAACAAGCGGTCGAAATGTTCTTAGCTATGCCCGGAAATGAAAACCTATTAAAAAACAACCTCATGCCAGGCGCCAATACAAGCAAGTCAGGTGCTAAGTCAGTAAATGGAAGTTTAGTATATAAACGTAGTGATATAGCAGCTAATCCAAAAGTAAGAAGTGAATACTTGGAGAAAATTAAAAAAGGTGAATCAGTCAGTATCGAATAAAATAGTTGACAGTTTTATTTAGTATGATTAATTAAGTAGCATATTACGAATAACCGGCGTTAAAGGTTAATTTCGGAATCCCTCCGATATGGGTAGATTTAAAATATATTGGAGGGTTTATGAAAACCATAACAAAAATTCTTAGAGAGTTGAATTTACAACTCCACGCAAACACAAACGTAGATTATCTTTACCCTGAATTCTGGGCGAGTGCATTCGATGGAATCAATAAAGGGCAATACAATTTACAAAACCTCATTAACAGAGATTACGAAAACCAAGTAGCTTCTTTTGGAGATACGGTTAACGTCCCTTTGCCTCCTTCTTTTACTGCGAGTGATTGGACGCCAGGCTCTTCTATTAGCCCAACTGCCGTTACACAAACCACTGCTCAAGTAGTGCTTAACAAAAGTAAGTCAGTACCTTTTAACTTAACAGGTAAGGAGTTTTCTCTTAGTCCTTATAAATTGATTAGTGATTGGGGTAAGCCTGCTGCAGAAGCTATTCTCTCACAATTGAATACTGATATTTATAAAGAAATGATTGCTTCTCAATATGTTACCGATGCAACATCTTCTTTGACAGAATCTAAAATTGTAGACGCAAGGTCAGCTTTATCTAATCGTAAAATTGGCATGATGGATAGAAAGATTGTAGGTGCTCCTGATGACATGGGGACGCTTATGAAGTTGGCAAACTTTAGCCAAGCAAACATCACAGGGGTAACAGATGTTATCCAAGACGGTATGATTACTTCTCGATACGGGTTCAATTTTTACGAAAATAACGCCATTGAAAAATATACTCCGGTTGACTTAACAGGTGCGGTTAATCTAGGTGCAGGTTATGCTGCTGGAACAACTACAATGGTTGTTGACGGGTTTAACGACGATGCAAACCCAATTCGTAAAGGTGATATTTTTACAGTTGCGGGGTCAAGTGCTCAATATACTGTTCAAAGTACGACTACTAGTTCTAGTGATACGATCGGCATAACGTTCTTACCTGCTCTTGATGCGGCAGTAGTTGACGATGCAGTAATCACATTTGTAGCAACCAGATCAATGCTTTGTTTTGTTCCTAGTGCAACCACTTTAGCAGCTAGAGCTTATGCTCCTCTCCCAGAAGGAACCGGCGTTAAGACTGCAATTATCGAATATGAAGGAATCCCGATTCGTGTATGTGTGTTCCATGATGGTTCATTAGGTTTAACAGTTCAATACGATATACTCTACGGTATCAAAAACATTGACACTTCCAGAATCCACAGAATTTTGACTGCTTAACAATGATTAAGTTAATCAAAACAATAAATAAGAATGGGGTATCGAAAGATTACCCTATTCTGGCAAATCAAGAGCAAGTCCAAAACTTGCTTAAAGATAAACGGTTTAAACTTGTAGAGAAGGATAACACCGTTATGCCACAAAAAACAAAAGGAGTAGACAATGATAAGAAAAATTGATTTACAATTCCATGTTGACATTATCCGTATTGATGCTATCGACCAAACCAATTTCGATTTGGCAGATGACCATACTTTGAGTATTGCCGATGCTGGGATAGTGCCGGCAAAGCTTACGGAAATTCCATTCCATAGAACGGCAACAATTACAAGCGCGGCATGTGCTACTGCGGTTAATATTTTAACAGCGGCAACAGTCCCAGCGGGTAAGAAAGTGTATCTTCAAGGATTTATTGCAAAAGTTGACGGTGGCACAAACTGGGCAACGACCGCAACTGTAAAGATCCAAGACACGAATGGAACACCAGTGGACTTTGTTACAATGGCAGTTGCAGCATTGACGGGTAACGCAGTAGTAACCACAGGAACCACAAACATTACAGCAGAAGACGCATTTAGTGAGGGGTCAGGAGGCACAGCAGCTAAAGGGTTGCAACTCAAAGGTAATGCGAACGGAACAGGTAGTGATTTAAAAGTCACTGTTTGGGGTGTAATAAAGTAAATTGGAATTAACCTCTTCAATCAGTCTTAAAAGAGCGAATGAACTTTTCGGTGGGAGTAATGTCACCGAAAAAGATTTGTCTCGATATACAAAACTGATTGGAGCGGGTCAAGAGCAAGAAGCAATTGACGAATTCATATCTAAGTATATCACTCCTTATGTGCAAGCATATCAAGAGACAGCACAGGATTATATAAGACAGGCTGAGGAGGGTCAACTATCCCAAGAAGAAAATGACAAGTTAGAAGAGTCGTTGGCAATCCTGACTTTAGGGATTACAACCCTGTTATCCACGAATTACAACACATTCATGGATGTTTTAGCAATTCGCATTTTTGAAGATAACAACATAGTAACCAATGAACTTAAAGAGACAATTTTAAAACAGACTCTTGCACAGTTTGAGCAACTCACCAGAGGAGCTATGATTGAAACGCAAACTAATGTTTTAAATTATATCCGGACACTCCAAAAGGAAATGATAATTGAAAACCAATATATATCAAGGTTGAAACTAGTAGACGAAGAATTAGCAAGTGAAATTATACGATTCAAAAAATCACTACAAGAAAAATATCCTGACCTCTATAAAGCAATGGAGAATGGGCAAATACTCAAATCAAGACCGGATGCAAGCGGGAATGTGATAAACTACAAACTAGACCGATACACAGAAATGAGCACTAGAACAACTCTCTTGAATGTCGATAGGACAGCGGTTGAAGTCACCGCACAAATTAACGGTGAGGAAGTGGTCGAGTATTATAAGCGTGATAATCGGACGGTTAAAGAACCTCGACAAATTTGTATTGATATTTTAAGTAGTAAGACAAATGGTAAATCTCTATTAGCCTTAACTCAAGAAGCTGCAAATAAATATGGTGTTTTAACAATAGAACAGGCTAGAGCTAATGGTGCTATGGGCGCACATTGTAGGCACTCGATAAGGAGTATTTAATGCTATCCGCAACTAATACAATTACAGATATAAAGGCTGAAATTATAAGTGATTATGCTTACTATGGCTATGCTTCTGATAATGCTTATGAATCACAACTTACCAGAATGGTAGACGATGCAAGGCTATTGGATATTATCCCAGTAATCACTCAAGGTCTTTATGATTCGATAGCTGTCAAAGATAAAGTAAATCTTGAGCTTAAAGAATCCTACATTTACAAAGCAGAAATATTTTTTTCAATTGCTAGATTCTTAAAAAAAGAATCCTTACGATCTAACCAATCAAATACAGGTGGAGAAGAGCATATCTCGACTGAGGGATATTCCCGAACCATAACGACAAGTAATTCAGGTAGTCAAGGAAAGACTATCATGGGTGAGTCATACGAAAGAGAAGCAAATAAATGTTTAGCAGAAGCGGGCTATAGAAAAATGCTACATTTACAACGTGGCAATTCGATGTTATCCGGTTACACCGAGGGGTTAAATTTATTATGAGCATTACAAGTGGACTCCTTGACTATGCAACAAGAGCAAAACAAGAAGTCTATGAAGTAATTCAAAACGGTAAAACAATCACCATACGTAAACCGGCTACTATGGATGAATTAGGCGAACCTCTTACATGGTCTACTCAAGATTTTAAAGCTCATCCTATAAGGTTTAATCCAATTGGTAGAGATAGAAAAAATAAATTTGCATTTATAGAAAATGTAAATGTAATTGCAACTATTTCTTACAAAGAGATGGAAGACGATTCGCTAACAGTAGAAGATTTAAAGAGCTATACAGAATTGGTAATTAACGGAAAGACATATTCAATAAAACACGTTCAAGAATCAGGCTTGATTAATACTACTTATTTGTATGTTCACATAGGTGCTATATGATCCAAGTAGATTCAAAAGAAGTATTTAAAGCACTTGGTAAAATACAATTAGCCACTATTAAGAACGTCAATAAATTAAATAATAAGCGAGCTATTAAATTTAAAGAGCAAACTGTAAAAGATTTGGATTCGAGTAAATACAGATTAGCCGCCAATACTGAGGCTACAGAAATTATTCAAGGTTTTAGCCATGACCCATTATACATAAAAGGAACTCTTGTAAATAAAATGGAGTTAAGAGAATTAGATAATGAATCGGTCGATGCTGGTTATTTTGACGATAATAACGAAAAAGTAAGTGGTAGCAAAATAACGTATGCCACACTTGCAATGATTCAAACCACTGGCTATCGAATCCCTTTACAGGGTGATAAAGGGAATAGAGTAAGAGGGTTTTTAGCAAAGCATGGAATTTTTCCAAGAGCTGACAGAGAATTTTTAAACGTAAAACCTAGACCATTTTTATACAGGGCTTATGAGGATTCACTCAAAAATGGTAACGATGAAAAAGTCATTAATGACTATATGGATGAACTCTGGAGGGCGTTATGATTACAATAACCGTTAAAAAAGAAGATGGGAAATACGTAGGATTAAAATCGGAAGGGCATGCGTCTCAAGGGTTTGGGGTTAATGGTAAAAACATATTATGCGCGGCTATCTCTACATTGACACAAAGTTTATGTTTCTTTTTGGAAGAAAAAAATCTAGTGCTTAGAGTTATTATAGATAATAGCAAAGGTATATTAGATTTTACTAATACTCCAAATGAAGTATCTCAAGCTTGTTATGAGATGACTTTGAATACAATTAATATTTTAAAAAACCAGTACCCAGAGGAAATAAATGTTTACTGAGTTTGCAAGCCAAGTATGGACTACATCGGTATCAGGTGCTACTATTGCAACTAATACGGATGAATCCATTGACGGGTCAAGTCGTAAACTCACATTTACGGAATCCAATGCGTATGCTAATTGTGCGTTCACTAGCTTCACGGGTAGTAATTATGAGGAAGTGTCTTTTTGGATTTATCAAAGGGCAACATTAAGCCAAGAGTCATTATTTACACTTACAATTAATTCTACTGATTACACATTTAAAAGATTGAATCAAGGTTGGAACCAAATCTTAATTGATTGTACCTCTTGGGGCGCTATTACTAGTTTTAGGATTACCAGTTTAGTAAGTAGTTTAATTATGTTTATTGATTACTGTGGGTATCGTAAGGCAAGTTATGAATCAATTGATACTGATATTATAGAGGCATTAAAAAGTAAAATAAGCCTTAACTATGGAGTAACAACCACACTTGCGGCTGATGCCATAACAGGTGCTAAATCAATAAGTCTTACATCAAGAGCTTATATTAATAATACATCTTTGTTACGTATTACTGACGGGGTAAACACCCAGGAAGTAAAACTTCAAAAGAACGATGGAACTTTAAAAACTGCCTTACTGTATGACTTTGCAAGCGGTTCGACTGTTACTGTTTTGTGCCCTGTCTTATCGGAAGAAGATGTAGACTATGAACCCGATCCTGTTTGTGGGATTGTAATCACTGGGAAAGAGACTCTACCTGAATATGAAGTAGTCGAAATGAAAGGCGTGACTATTCTTGGAGTCGAAAAGAAAAATGCTAAATTAAAAAAATACTTGGGCGATCTTGATGTTACGATATATTTAGATTGCACTAGTAAGAAAAAGTTGTTGTCATTAGCCCGTCAATTTGATAATAATTATGGTGACAGCTTTAAAATATTACTTGACGGTGGTTTAGTAACTGTTAATTTAGATAATACATTATCTGTTTTAGATAGTGCAACGGGGATAAACCCTCGACAGGCATATTTTTATAAAATATCGCCCCAACCAATTACGGTTTCCATTGAAAAAGAAATCGACACGATTAACTTAACAATTCAATCAATGGAGGCATCATGAAATTTACCAATAAAACAGATACCGTGCAAACTATAAACGGCATCAAAGAGAATTACAGAGTATTAGCCCGTCAAAGTGTGGAAGTTCCTCAAGAAGATTTATACAACTTTGAATTAGAAAGGCTAAAATCATTTTTCGATTTTGAAATCATAAAAGCGGAAACCCCCACGGCTAATGTCGATAAACCAAAAAAATTAAATAAAGAGGTGTAGACTATGGCTTACGGTGCTAGTGCAAGACGTGTTCCTGCTAAAGGTGATGGGAACGTCAATGATTCCGACATATACAAATTAGGTATAGTAGGAAAATTCCAACGGGGTTTGGCAAGTGTCCAAACAGAAATTTTTACGATAGACGACTTTAGAAAAAAGTGCGGTAATATGCGAACGGACTATTATAGTCCATTAGTTATTAAATCATTTTTTGAACATCTACAATCTGGTGTAAGTGTAGAGGTTAAAGTCAAACAGCATGTAGCTAGTGATGCAGTTCAAGCAACTTATGCGTTAAACGACACAGCAGGCTCACCTGTTAAAATCTTTGATGTGG